TGCCCTGCTTCGCGAGCACGGGCTGCAGCATGGCCAGCACCGCATCGGGGGTCTCGGAGGCGGCATTGTAGCCAACCAGATCTGCGAGCTCTTCACGGCGCGCATCGATCGAGCGATAGTCGCCGCGCAGGTTGTTCATCAGGATCTCGGGAGAATCCGGGCGACGGTCGAGCATGTTTGCCATGTCGCTCTCATCGCCTTCGTCATCGTCTTCCATCTCGTCGTCGAGTTCGCCCATGATCTCATCAAGATCATCCATGAAGCCGGACATGATCCCGACATTCTCGATCTGGTCGTCATCGACCATCTGCATTTTATTTTTTGCCATGGGCAACTCCTAGAAAAGACCCTTGAGGCCGGCTGCTGCGGAAAGTCCGGCTACCCCGTAGCCAAGAGCCGTCTGCATGGGGCTCGCACTCGGTGCGGTTTGGGATGTCAGCGCCATCGACGTGGTAGGCGCGCCGCGATAGATGTCGGAAATGAAGCCCAATTGCTGGTAGGGCGTCATGGCCTCCTGCACCTGCGTCTGCCGCATCGCGTCCAGCTGGCTCTGCGCCACGCCACGCTCGATGCCGCCGAGACCGGCCAGCAGGCCAACGTCTGCCGCGCCAAGACGCTGTGTAGCCTCGCCAAGGCCCGCGTACTGCGAACCGAGCTGGCCCATCTGACCACCAAGGGACCCCAGTGCGCCTGCCTTCGCAAGATCCGTGCTGGCCTGCTGGGCGGTCAGCGCACCGATGCCCTGACCAAGCTGACCGTACTGCGTGGCCGCCTGCCCAAGGGCCTGACTGGATGCCAGCTGCCGGCCCTGCTGTGCCTCGAAGCCCTGCATGGCCGCCTGCTGCGCCTGCAAGTAGTTCTGAGCATAGTCCTGCATGATGCGCTGCGTCATCAGGTCCTGAACGCCACGCTCAAACTCGGCGCGCTGCACGCCCTCGCGAGTGCCACCAAAGGCGCCAGCGGCAACAGCTTGTGCGGCCTGTCCCTGCCGGGCAATGTCGGCCTGTCGGCGCATCTCGCCCAGTGCATTCTGGGTGACGGCCTGCTGGTAGGGGTTCATGAAGGCTTCAGCGGGGGTCTGATACATGCCCTGCTCAAGCTGGGTGAACTGGCCCCGCAGTGCCTGCGCCTCCGGTGACTGCGGGTCCATCCCACTGAGTTGCTGGCTGATTGCATTCAACTGCCGAACGGTGGGGTCGGCCTGTTGTTCCGCCAAACTACTGAAAGTTCGTGCCGTTCTGCGATTTGGGTCGTATGCCTGAGCAGCCCCCAGCAGGCCACCGATGCCCTGCCCAAGCACCGGCATTGCGCGACCCAGCACGTTCTGAGCTTCCTGATACATCGGCGCCGTCTGCACCGCGCCTGCGGCCAGCGCGCCGCGCTGCGTCAGGTCCATGCCCTGCGTCAGGCCCTGCGCACCGGCTTGCACGTAGGGCTCGAAGGCGCCGATGCCCTGTCGGGCCAGATCCATCGCCTGCTGCTCGGCTGGAGACAGTCCCGCTGCCTCGACGGCCGGCAGCATCATCGGCTCGTTGTAAAGCCGCTGGGCCTCCTGCAGGAGGCCCAGCTTATAGGCTTCGACTTCAGGCGCTTCGCGCTGAATTACTGTTTGAGTTGAAATGTCATTAGCCATTCTGGCGACCCTCTAATTTCTTCATCAGGGCGTACATTTTCTTGGCACCAGCGCGCCGAGATCCGTTGCCCATGCCGCGTACGGCCTTGGCAGTAAACACGAATTCGCCATCCGACAGCATCGCCGGGATGCTGTCCGAGGTCCCCGTGCCGGAGCCATTGATCGGGCCCGTCTTACGCGGGAAGTGCTTGTCCATGGAGCCGCCCTTGGCGGCCCTGCGGGGCGGGGCATAGAAGGTGTACGGGTTGTAAACCTCGGGCGTTGCGGTGGTCTGCACGCCGCCAAAATTGAGCCCGTAGCGCTGCGGTTCGGTCTCCAACAACCGCTGCCCGGGGCTGATGCCGCGCGCAAAGTCCTCGAAGCCCTCTGGAACTGTCTGCTGCTCCTCTTCGCCCGCGCCTGCCAGCGCCATGATCCCAAGACCTGCCCCGACCGCTGGAAGGAAGTTGGAGACAGCGCCAGCTGTGTTAGCAGCTATTGCCGCGTCTTTTGCAGCAGTGGCCTGCCTGAGAATCTGTTCAGAGCTGGCCCCCAAGGCTCTGCCCCTTGTAACAGCATCGGCAAAGGCTTTCTCCCCTGCGATGGCCGCATTTTGACGGCTTGCAGCGTCCCTTTCTAGGGGATTAAACGCCTTGTTGAGTCCCTCTACAAAACCAATCTGATCATTGGGCGTGAATGCCCCCTTGAGGTTTTGCATGAAGCCGGGCGCTGGGGTTTGCGCTGCCAGTGTTGCTGTTTGCCGCTGGGCTGCGGCCAAGCCCTCGGGGCTGGTCATGAATCCGGTGCTGGCAGGGGCCGGGGCAGTCATGCTGGGCATGCTGGGCGCTGCAGGGGCCGCTGGAGCGGCTACCCCGCCTTCGAGCGGAGTCCTTGTGATGCCCTCTGCGGTACTGACGGTGGCAGGGCGCGTCGTGGCGCCCTCTGCACCCGGGGCCGGGGCATTGAAGCGGTTCATGGCGCCTTTTGCGACGCCTGCAGTCACGCCACCGATGGCGCCCGCCTTCAGAGCGTCCTTCAGATTACCGCCAGCGAGCAGGGTAGTCCCGGCGCCACTGACAAAGCCGCTGATGCCCGCTGCAACTGCACCTCCTGCCGAGGCGCCCAGCATGCTGGCGGCGGCAGGACCGGCCAGCATGAACAGTGCGGTGCCCACCACAATCTTGCCGATCGTGCTGCTGGCAAACTTCTTCACCGCCTTGCCGATCTTCTTGAATACCTTCTTCAGGAAAAACTCAGGCGCGCCTGTCTGAGGGTTGATCGTGCCGCTGCCGCCGTAGCGACGCAGGATCTGGGCCTCAATGGGGCTGATGTGGGCAATCATGGTGTCGCCGTAGCGACCAGCCGCCGCCATCTCGCGGGCCATCGGCTTCAGGCTGGCAATGCCACCTCGGGCGAAGCCCTGCGGAGGGGCCATGGTCCCCGGACCACGGAGCTCGTCCAGCGCCATGTTGAGCGCGGCGAACATGCCGGCATCGAAGGCCTCGGGCAGCAGCTCTTCGTCCACGCCCATGGCCAGATATTTCTGGCGAATGGCAGGATAGTCTCCCGGAGCGGCAAGGACCTCATCGACCATCGTATTGAGCATGTCGATGACCTCGGGCGCCACGTCCAGATCCGCCAGCTCGCGCCGGAATTCAGCGACGGCAACGGGATCCGCCTGCTCGGCGGTGGCGAGCAGCTCGCGGTTCACCTCGGTTGGCGAGATCTGCTGGCGCATCTGCTCGAAAGCAGCCAGCTGGTCCATGGAAGGTTCGGCGGGGGCCATTTCGGGGGCGCCCATGCCCGGCATCATAGGATCGGCCATGAAGAATTCCTAAGTGTAGTTTAGGGCCTCACAGGGCCGCATGCGCAAGGCATGGATTACGGTAATTATCAAGCGTTTATCAGGATCTGTCCACTTCGAGATAGCTTAGATAGAAGTGACAGTCCGAAAGAAGCGACTCCACAGTCAATTCGTCACCCGCAAGCAGCACACAGGGCACGCCATTAAAAACGTCAAACGTCGTATTTGGGGGTACGGCATACGCCTTGAGCAGGAAATGCTCGGTTGCGCTCCCGGAGTCGTACTGGGAAACAGTGATCGTGGTCCGCGTGGCGTTGGCATTGGTCACTCGCAGGGACCGCAGGACGCCTGTGGTTGCGGCGGGCACCACATACAAGTCGGTTTCGGTTGCAGCCGAGGGAATGATGTTTTTGCGCAGATACTTGTTAGCCATGTTTTACACCAATGACGACACATATTGCATCGTAACAATTGCAGAGGGGGTTGCAGGGCGCGTCGGAGAAGTTGCCGTCGGCAAATGCTCCAGTCGAATTTTGACGTCTGTGACGTGCCACATGATCTCAATAAAGTCTCCCGGATCCATGTCCACGAAGAAGTTCAGCGCCGCGATCAAGTGCCCATCCACCCCGCCATGACTGTTGGGAATCGAGAACCGGCTGTTGCTATTCGCGATGTTCGTCCCGTTCTTCTTGAACCAGATGTCCGCGTCGTGAATTTGCGTGTCAGTGTTAGTGAACTGGATACTGAACTGCATGTTGTAGATGCCCGCGTAGTCAGTGGTAATTTTTGACGGAAGCGCGCCGGTGATCGTGGTGCTTACCACCTCTTGCGAGGTGTCAACAGTGTACGTGCCGGTGCCCCCACTGCCTGTGCCGTAGGCCGTGATCCGCGTGCCTGCGGTCACGCCAGTGCCCGTGAGCTGCATGCCAAGCTCAATCGTGCCAGAGGCGACTGCCGTCACGTTGAGCACAGTGCCCGCCCCGGGCGGCGTGCCATCGTCAATCGTGCCGGTAAACACTGCCGTTCGGTCGGCAATAAAAATGCCGTTGGTAAAATCGGTCGTGCCTAGGCGCACCGCGTAGGCAGAAGTGGTCGAGCCTGCAATCTGGTCAGTATCGTCCTGAAACGCACCGTAGGGCAGCAGGATCCCCTGCGTCCCGGACTGCCCTGCGCGGCCCACGGTGCCATCAAACCACGACTGCGCCCCCGCAGTGTCCTGATCCACCACAGAGCCGTAGCTGCTGTTAAGCAGCAGAATCACCTGCTCCAGTGAGCGCACCAGCTGGTTGAACTGCTCCGGGCTGTAGGCCGCCGAGGCGTTGGGCAGGCGGACGTTGTTGATCTTGCTCATCGCAGACCATCCGGCTGGATATCGACGCGCAGCGTCCCGAAGCGCCAGAACGAATTCAGCTCGTCGTTCTCAATGCGCAGAGATATCTGCCTGCCTCGCGCGCGGGTGTCCACTTTGTCCGTGGTCGGCGTGATGACATACGGGTCCAAGGAGCTTGGGCTGGCAGTGGCCTGCGGGTACGGGCGCAACAGGAGCCTCACCGTCAGGTCGCCCACTTGGTTCTTGAAGTCCGGAATGAAGCGCTTCATGTACAGCATGTTGTCGCCGTCGCCGATGTCAAAGTAGCCAGACACAAGGTAGTTGGGCATCGAAACGCCGTTGTCGTTATTGCCAGACTCCTGCTGGTACACAATCGCCCGGCCGGCGGTCAGGCCGTAGATGGTGCTGATCGTGCTCTGCGTGCCTTCCGGATAGAACTTCGTGGCCACCGGCTTGGGGTACGCGCTCAGATCCACCCACGCCGTTCGGGCCATGCTGCCAATCGACCAGACGTTTTCGAGGTAATTGAAGCTCACGTAGCGGTCGATGTAGTCGCTGGTGAACGAACAGTACCACCACGTCACCTCGTTGAACTGGCTGTTCAGGCCCACGTGGACCTTGGTCTTCTGGACCTGATTCAGGTCCTTGAACACGTAGTCTTGCACCGTGCAGGCGAGCTTCTTGACAGTACCGTCGAACACGTAGAAGGCCTCGGTGCCCATCCAGAACGCCACGCCGTTGACATCCACAGCCGCGTGGGGCCCGATGCAGCCGCAGTTGGCGCCCAGCTGTTGGAAGCCAAAGGTGAACGGCGGACCAAGGAACTGCTGGCCGTGCAGGGAGGTGTCGGTGAAAATCAGGATCTGGCCGCGCGAGCGCACTGCCGTGACGATCTCGTTGCCGTCCGTGAGCCGTTGACCGCCGGCCGTGTTGGTCGCGCTCTCGACGAACTGGGTGATGTCCTCTTGATTGGAGAACCGGACGAACATCGGATCCTGTGACGACGGCGTGCCGATGACGGACTCCGTGCCGAAGCAGACAAGGTGTCTGTCCGGCGTGGAGATCAGGGCGTACTTGCTCTTCGTCGGCGCACCGGAGAGCACAACAGCGCGAGTGGCATTGCCTGCAGACAGGTCCCAGTAATACGCCGGGCCGTCCACCAGCTGGCACACAACGTCCTCGCCGTAGTTGTCCAGCTGCCAGACGCGAGAGTCCAAGGCCGTGGTGGAACCTGCTGGGCGGGGCGTGCCCCACGTGCTCTGGCCCCAAGTGCCGGTGCCCCAGCCGAAGTCGAAGTAGTTGACATCGGATCCGATGGAGATCTGATAGGCGCCGACGACAGAAGCGCCGCCGTTGCCGGAATCGCTGGCGTTGGCCGCCACGGGCGCCGTGATGGTGTAGGCATTGGCGCTGACAATAGAGGTGATTTCGTACTCAGCGTTCAGGATGGCAGCGGTGATGTTGCCACCCAGCGATACCGCCCCGCTGAAGGTAACGAAATCGCCCAACTTGGCCCCATGGGAGGTGTCAGTCACCGTGATGATGGCCGAGCCGTTGGTCGCGGCGAAGGTGACGGCGCCCGCAGTGGTGGTGTCTCGGAGCGGAGTAACGTCAAACCACAAGGCGCCCGTGGAAACGTAGAGCTTTTTGGTGGTGCCCACCATGACGTAGGGAATGCCAGACAGGCTCGTCCACGTGAAGATGTCGCTGGGCATGCCCACGAGGTAGGTATCTTGGCCCTCGAAGCCTTCCCAGCCGCCGATCTTCTCCGGCAAGCCGTAGCGGAAACGGATATTGTCCCCGTCCGTGTAGCCGCCTTCGGCACCGTATTCGGTGTTCTGCTTGTCGATGCCCGGCTTGATGTTGAGGCGAAAATAGGCCATTGGTG